TACGGGTACGCTTGCTGTTGCTTATGGTGGCACAGGTTCGGGTAATGCTGCGGGCGCTCGGGTTAACTTGCTCCCCTCCTACACTGGCAATGGTGGTAAGCTCCTTGCGTTGAACTCAGGGGCTACGGATGTTGAGTGGATTTCGGCTGGTGGTGCAGGCACCGTCACTTCGGTTAACGCCAACTCGTCGGTTAGCGGCCTTTCCTTTACTGGTGGTCCGATCACTTCGGCTGGCACTTTGACGCTCACTGGTACACTTAATGTCCAAGGTGGGGGCACAGGCACCACGTCGCTTACCTCAGGTGCAGTCCTGATCGGTGGGGGTATCTCTGCCGTTACGACTGTCTCTCCCGGCACGGCTGGTAACGTCCTGACTTCCGACGGCTCGGCTTGGATTTCGCAGGCTGCGGGTACCGGTTCGGGTACGGTTACTAGCGTTAATGCTGCGACATCGCTTAGCGGTTTGTCTTTCTCAGGCGGCCCAATTACTAGCTCGGGCACGCTCAGCCTAGCAGGCACACTTGGTGCGTCTAGCGGCGGCACTGGGATCACGACCCCCGGCACTGCGGGTAACGTCCTGACTTCCAACGGTTCGGCTTGGGTTTCGCAGGCAGTTACAGCCAGCGGTACGTTCTCTGCGAGTGATGGTTCGGTATCTGCACCGTCTATTTACTTTACCAATGACACCAACACTGGGCTTTATCGTTCGATTGGGGCGTTTACAATCGCTCTAAACGGAGAGCGAGTTACTTATATTAGCGATAATTTAGCTTTATCCTCTTTAGGTAACAGAGCCTATGGGGTTTACCTTGGTCTTGACGCCGGGTCTGGAGTTAACGGCCAGTCGTGTGTAGCCATTGGGCATCAGGCTATATCGTCAACTTTTTCGGCTTCTTCCGGTACTAGTAATGTAGCGGTTGGCTCTAGTGCGCTTCGAGCAGTGACGGGTTCTCAGAATACCGCACTCGGCAGTGGCGCAGGGACTATCGTCACATCTGGGTCTAACCTTACTTGTATTGGGTATACGGCGAACGCGTCTTCGGCCACGGCTACTAACGAAATTACGCTGGGTAACTCATCCGTTGCTACGCTTCGTTGTCAGGTGACGACAATCACGGCGCTCTCCGATGCGCGGGATAAGAAGGACATCACTGCGCTTGATGCGGGTTTGGACTTCATCAATGCCCTTAACCCTGTGCACTTTACATGGGACATGCGTCCGGAAGAAGATTTTGAAGGCAATATTGTCCAAGGGCGCAAGGATGACCCAGATACTGGTTTCATCGCGCAAGACCTGAAAGCCGTACAGGAACAATTGGGTATCACCATTCCGGGTCTTGTTTATGACTCCAACCCGGACAAGCTCGAAGCTGGCTACGGCAAGTTGTTGCCGGTGCTGGTGAAGGCTATCCAAGAACTCTCTGCTAAAGTCGATGCGCTGGAAGCCCAGCTTGGAGGCTAAGTGAATGCCGTTTATCAAGCTCCAGTTTAAGCCCGGTGTAAATCGAGATCAGACCGATTACTCGAACGAGGGCGGTTGGTTTGAATGCGACAAAATCCGTTTCCGCTCTGGCTATCCGGAAAAGATCGGCGGCTGGCAGAAAGCCACGCCTAATACGTTCAAGGGCGTATGTCGCCAGATGAACAACTGGATCACGACATTCTCCGACAACTTTCTGGGCTTGGGCACGAACTCTAAGCTCTACATCGAAGCGGGCGGTTATTTTAACGACGTCACGCCGCTGCGTGCTGTAAACCCGACGCTAACTTCGCCGGGCACAAACAACTGCATCCAGACTTCTACTTCTGCCCCTACTACTATCACCGTCGTTATCCCTGCCGGGCATAATACGCAGACGGGCAATTACGTCACCATCTCAGGTGTCGTGGGTCCGGTAGGTGGTGTGGCTGCATCTGAGATCAACGGCAACCATCAGGTTACTGTGGTTAACTCTACGACCTTCACCTTCTCTATTACTGGTCCGGTTACATCGAACTCGGGCGGTGGCGGCGGCACTGCGATCAGCATTAGCTTCGAGATTGACGCTGGGAACCCGATTGCCATCGGCGGCTACGGCTGGGGCACCGGCACTTGGTCACGTGGTTCTTGGGGTCTTGGCTCGACTTCTCCGGTTGTGCAGCCCCAGCGTGACTGGTGGATTGACAACTTCGACAACGACATGGTCTGCAATATCCGCAACGGTCCAGCTTACTGGTGGACACGCGGCACGACGACTGACCCCAGTTCAGCACTGGCTACACGGGCTATTACCCTTCAGGCTTACGCTACGGCGCAAGGGTATAATGCCAACTATGTCCCTGTGAAGATCATGCAGATCATGGTCTCGCAGCAGGACAGGCACTTGCTTGCCTTTGGCGCAGTGCCGTTTAACAGCACGTCTGAGGCTGACTTTGACCCAATGCTGATCCGCTGGGCGTCTCAAGATAGCCCCGGTGAATGGCAACCCACGACGACGAACTCGGCTGGTTTCCTCCGTGTGTCTCGCGGTTCCCGCATCGTTCGCGCCTTGTCCACGCGGCAAGAAATCTTGGTCTGGACTGATAGCCACCTCTACACGCTCCAGTTCCTTGGCACGACTGACGTGTTTGGCTTGCAGGAATATGCGGACAACGTATCCATTATTAGCCCGCGTGCGGTGGCAACGGCAGCCAACATTACCTACTGGATGGGCCAAGATAAGTTCTACGCTTACACTGGCCGTGTTGAAACGCTGCCCTGCACGCTGCGTAATCACGTCTTCCAGAACATCAATTTCAACCAAGCGGCTCAGATTGTTTGCGGGACAAACGAGCAGTGGAACGAAATCTGGTGGTTCTACCCAACTGCTGACAGCGACTACAACAACGCTTATGTGGTCTATAACCACCTCGAAAAGATTTGGTATTACGGCACAATTGACCGCACGGCTTGGCTCGACACGCCGCTACGCCAGTATCCGCAAGGTGCAAACACAGCGGTAACTAGTGACAACCAAGGTAATGTCACGGTTGGCAGCGGCTATCTCTATGACCACGAGAACGGCATCAACGACGATGCGTTGCCGATGACTTCGTATATCCAGTCGTCGGACTTCGATATCGAGGATGGCGAGCATTTGATGCTGTGCCGCCGTATGATTCCTGACGTTACCTTTAGTGGTTCGACAGCCAACGAGCCAGAGGTGACGCTTCAGGTGCGCACGCGCAACTTCCCGGGTTCTGCGCTTACCAACTACGCAAGCGACACAAAACCAGTGATTGAGACTTCGGTCGGCGTCTATACCGATCAGGTCTTCATGCGGGCACGTGCGCGCCAGATGGCGCTTAAAATTCAGTCAGAGGATTTAGGTGTTCAGTGGCAACTCGGTGCCCCGCGTCTTGATGCTCGACAGGATGGGCGGCGGTAATGGCACTCGAGAAGTTCCGGGCACCCCCTCTACCAAATGCGCCGCCGCAATACGATCCGCAGTTTGTGCGCCAGCTTGTGCGCGTCCTCGAACTTTATTTCTCGCAGTTGGATTCGCTCACCCCCAACCAAGCGCAGTCTTATCGGGCTGACCATTTTTATGGTGGTGATTTTACTGGTACCAATATTACCGCAGATAATGTCATTGCTACGACGTTAGAGGCCATCCAAGCGCAAATTAATCTGCTCAATGTAGGACGCACAGACATTGAGTACGCTGACATCAACGCGCTTCAGGCACATAGCGCCGAAGTTACCAATCTCATGGGGGATAACTTCTATGGGGGTTACTTCTATGGCGACGGGCGGTACTTAAACACGCCGTATAACCAGATTATAAGCAACAGCGACCAGACCGCTGCAAGCGTAGCTAATGCCTACGCTGTTACTTACAGCACCACTGACTTTCCCGACGGTATTTCGGTAGTTAGCAACTCGCGGATTACGTTCGCGCAGCCGGGTATTTATAACATCGTCTATAGCATTCAGTTCAAGAACACGAACAACGACCTCGAAACAATAGACGTTTGGCTTCGTAAAAACGGCACCGACGTTGCTAACTCTAATACGCGCTTTGCCATCCCGGCGCGCAAGTCTACTGGCGATCCGTCTTATCTCGTGGCTGTTACGCCGATCATGGTCGATATTACGACTGCTAACCACTACGTTGAGATTATGTGGCGCGTATCAAATACTGCCGTCACGATTGAGCAGCTTCC